TCATCTCTGAGGAGGGCACTGGCAGGACGGTCGCAGACAATCATCCGCTGCATCACCTGCTGCGCCGCGAAGCCAACCCAGACATGAGTGCGCTCTCGTGGAAAGAACTGATGTGCATGAGCGCCGCGCTCACTGGCAACGGATACTCGCTGATCGAGCGCGGTGCAGACGGGAGGCCGCGTGCACTCTGGTACCTGCGTCCCGATCTGATGTCTGTGATCCGGCTCGGCAACGGACAGATCGCGTACATCTACAGCGGCAGCGAGGGCGATCAGGTCTTCACCCCGTTCGACATCTTCCACCTTGCGTGGCTCTCGCCGGATGGGGTTCTTGGGTACTCGCCGATCTCTCTCGCGCGGCAGGCGATCGGCCTCGCCATTGCGCAGGAGACATTCGGAGCCTCGTACTTCCGAAACGCGAGCAGGCCCGGTGGCGCTCTTGTCTCTGATCGAGAACTGACCGACGAGGCTCTTCAGCGCATCCGAGAGAGTTGGGAAAGTCGCATGCGTGGAATGCACGCGGCTGGCAGTGTCGCCATCCTCGAAGGCGGACTGAAGTGGCAACCGATGAGCCTGTCGCCGGAAGACTCGCAGTGGCTCCAGTCGCGCGAGTTCCAGCGCGAGGAAATCTGCGCGATCTTCCGCGTGCCGCCCAGCGTCATCGGCATCGGTGCGAAGACTTCGTATGCGAGCGCGGAGCAGGCGAATCGCGAGTGGGTCGGCCAGTGTCTGAGCAGTTGGGCGGCTCGGCTTGAGGCTGAGGCGCAGCGGAAACTGCTCCGACGGGACGAGCCCTTCACGACTGAAATCTCGTTCGACACGCTTCAGAAGCCGGATCTGATGACCCGGTATCAGACATTCAGCATCGCGCGGCAGTTCGGCTTCCTGTCTGTCAATGAGATCCGAAGCCAGTTGGGCATGGCGGCGATCGGGGAGCAGGGTGATGAGTACCTGAAGCCGACGAACATGGTTCCGGCATCGAATGCCTACGGCGGAGCAAAGGTCAGCCCGCCAGAAGCGGAACCAGAGGCGCAGGGCGATGCGCCGACCGCGAGGTGGCTTTGGCAAGCACTCACTGAGAGAGATTGCGGCACGGGCGCTGGCGGGTTTCAACCGGGCAACACCTGCGCGAAGGGAGAAGGCGACGGAACCAGCAGACCAGATGCGCGTGCGCTGATCGACTTCATCCTCGACCCGTCGCACAACGACGGCTTCACCGTCGATCCTTATGTCAAGGATCAGCCGACCGAGGGCATTATGGTCGCAGTGCCCGGGCACGAGTTGAAACTGACGAAGGAGCAACTCAGCGGCCCAGACGCAGAGAAGGCGATCGACGACTGGATCGACGGTGCGTGGGATGAAATCTCTGCGTCCGACGATATCTACATCGGCGGCTGGTACAACACGAGCGAGGGCGTGTTCTATCTCGACCTCTCGCGCAGGTTCTCGCGAGAGGGAGAGCCCAATGTGCAGGACGAACACCCACGGGCACAGGATGCGCTGGAGGCGGCGCGAGATGCACGCCAACTGGCTGTGTTCAACCTAGAGTCGCTCAAGACGACTTGGGTCATGTACTCGAAGAATGATCCACGGAAGCCGGAGGGCTGGGATCAGAAATACAAGGAATGGTTCGATGGCCTGTCGCCATCGGACAAGTCTGATGCGTCTGGCATGGGCTTTGACGCGGTTCGCAATACAGGAGAGAAGAATGAGCAACGGCAACAGGAACAAGCAGAACAGCAAGCGATTCACGCTTCCGCGACCGCAGTCGAAGGAAGAACTGAAGAAGACTCTGCTCGAACTGATGAACAAGGTGCGAGTGGAAGGCAGTCGCGGTCGGGATATCGCGACGGGTGGCAGTACCTCTTCGAGTTGACGCAGCGTAACTGCGGCACAGGGGCGGGCGGGTTTCAGGCTGGAAACTCGTGCGCGACAGGAGGTGATGCGAACTCAGAGGCATCGAACTGGCTGAAGACGCACCGCCACCTGCTGACAGGACGAGACAGCGAGTTCCGAGATGCACTTGCAAAGGAACTCAATGTCGCGGAACTGGACTTCTTCGACGATTCAAGCATCGACATCGACGAGACAGATGACACCGACCCGGTGATGAAGTACATCGTCTCATACAAGACGCATGATGGAGAGGATGTCGAGGTCGAGGTTCACATGGAGGGATCGCGAGAACGAGTCGGCGATGGCAGCAGCGGAATCGATGACGCATATGAAGCAGCAGGTGAAGAAGCAAGCAACCTCAGTGGCTCGGATCTAGAGGCAAAGATCGATCAACTTGAGGCAGATGGACAGATCCCGCGTGGCACTATTGACAGGCTTCGAGAGGGCGCGATGGATGAGGCCGCTGGCCGCGTGGATAAGTCTGAGTTCACTGACGAAGATGGTGTTCTTGACGAAGCCGCATACCAGTCTGCTCTCGATGATGCGTACATGAAGGTGATCGCGGAGACAGACTTCTCTGATCTCGGTCGCAGCCTTCGAGAATCGATTACCCAAGCGATCTATCACCAGAATCTCGATAGCGGCTACTTCGAGACCAGTGATACCTACGAGAACAGCACGAACTGGACTCTGGGTTTCAAGGTCAACGATAGATATTCGGTGCCCACCAAACTCGAACAAGCCCTGTCGGATCCTTCGAGTCTGGCAAAGGGACAGGGAACGCGCGTTCTGACGATTGTGCAGGCATCTCTGTACAGGATGATCGCGAAGCAGTGGGGCTCTCGAATGCCGCCGCAGACGATCGAGTTCTCGACTCCCGGCGATGCGCGATATGACCCGCAGAACCGCGGCCGCATGCGTCTGTACAACGGCATGCTGCGGCGATTCGCAAAGGACTTCGGCGCGCGAATCTTGACGAGCCCGACCGCAAAGACGATCGAGGAAGGCGGCATGGGCTCGTGGACGGTCGAACTGTCTAGGAAGAACATGCGCGCGCAAATAAGGCGACCGACACGATCGTCATTCGGTTCGTCTACCGCGGCAATGAGAAGCGCAACTGCGGAACTGGAGCGGGCGGGTTCCAGCCGGGAAACGAATGCGCGAAGGGTGGCGGAGAGTCAGACTCCGGCGTGAAGATCACCGAGCAGGAGATTGGAGAGTCGGAGGACTCAATCTATAAACTCCGAGCGATCGCAGACCAGTACAAGAGCGAGGAGTGTGCTGGCCGCGCCGCGGATGATTGCGATGACTTACAGAAGACCGTGAACATCACTTCGGAGCGAGTCTTCACCTGCTACACAGGGGACGGATACAAGGGAATCACGGCATCGGCATCTGGACGGGAGTGGGATGGCTCAGGCGAATCCGACATTCGAGAGGCAGCAGAGGAAAGTGGCCTGACTCAATCGCGCGAATCAATCGCCGAGCATCTGGCAGAAGGGCGCGATCCAGAGGAAGATGGATTCGAGGACGAGGTGGATGCTCAGTACGAGGAGCAATACGCCGACATGAATCGAATCGCAGAGCAGGTGCACGCGGAACTCAACAGGGACGCGCAGCGATCGAAACTTGACGAGCCGCCTCCGATCACGCTCTTCAGAGGAATGTCGCTTGACTCGGACACCGCAGGGCAACTGTTGGATGACCTGAAGAGCGGACAGTTCACATCTGTCACCGTGCAATCGTGGAGCAAGAGCATCGATATCGCAAAGGGCTTTGCGAAGGGTGAGTGTCCGGTGATTCTGGTCGGTAGAAACTTCAGTACTGGCGTGGACATCAATGCGCAAGGACTGACGAGGGTGGACGAGGAGCGGGAGGTTCTTGTTCCCAGCACGAGGTATCGTGTGAGCGCAGTGCGTGTGCTGCGAACTCCAAATGGTGATGTTCGCGGAGCGATTGTCGAAGTGGACGCTGGCAAGGAGCAGAAATGAGCAGACTCGGTGGATCGTTGACAGACTTCGGCTGGGTGCCATCGACGCGAAAGTTCACCCCAGAGCAGGAGAAGGCTCTGTTCGGATGGATGACCGAGCGATCTGGAGAGCAGCGTGATGCGCAGGATGGCTATGCGCCGACAGCAGGAATGAAGGCTGAAGCCAAGCGAGGGCTCGACTGGCGCTCGGAACACGGTCGGGGCGGCACCGCCGTCGGCATCGCGAGGGCGCGCGACATCGTGAACGGGAAGATGCTGCCGCTCGCGACCGTCAAGCGAATGGCATCCTTCTTCGCTCGGCACGCGGTCGATCGCAAGGCTCCGGGCTTCCGACCGGGCGGGGAGGGCTATCCGAGCAATGGTCGCATAGCGTGGGCTCTCTGGGGCGGAGATGCCGGATGGGCGTTCGCTCGCCGAATCGTTGCGCGCGCGGCTAGCGCAAAGAAGAAGCGGAAGTAGGATCCGGCCCATGAGCGAGATCGAATATCGCGCACAGAAGGCGCTCGAACTCCGTTGTCCGCACGGAGAGATGGGTGAACTCGTTGGATACGCGAGCACCTTTGATACGCCCTATGAGGTGGACGGCACCGTCGAGACGATCTCGCCGCGCGCCTTCGAGCGCACGCTCAAGGACAAGCCGGATGTGTTCGCGCTCGTCGGACACGATCCGTCGCGCGTTGTCGGTCGCACCAGCAACAAGACTCTCGTTCTCTCCACTGACGAGCGCGGACTTCGCGTGACGCTTCGGCCTGTGAACACGCAGGAGGGGCGCGATCTTGTTGCATTGGTGCGTAGCGGAACGCTGGATTCCATGTCGTTCGGGTTCATCGTGCGCGACGACAAGTTGGAGGTGCGAGACGGTAAGGTGCACCGATCCATCGAGGATCTGGAACTGCACGAGGTCAGCGTCGTCGCCTATCCAGCCAACAGCGCGGCGCGCATCAGCGCGCGGGCGAAGCGCGCGAGCACCGATCTGTACTCTGCTCATGTTCGATCGCTGCGGAGCCTCGAAGCGAAGCGCCGCATGCTGATCCCACCGCTCGGCATCTTCATCGGAGGCACGAAGAATGGCACTGTCTAACTCGGTCAACACGCAACTCGCTCAGAATGCCATTGCGGAACTCGCATGGATTCGCCTGTATGACTCGTTCCCAATGAGCATGGTGAGCCGCGCGTCCGGCCCGAAGGGAATGATTCACCCGGCGGCGACGACGGCCAGCACTGGCACCATTGCGGCGGTGAATGAGGCGGCAGCACAGGCAGCGGAAGGAACTTTCCAGCCGACGGTGCAGTCGCTCTCCAGTGATCTCGTGACCTATCGTGCCAGCGTCACGATGTCGAACGAACTGGTCGGAGATTCGCAGGTCTTCAAGTTCATCGCCGACAGGCTCGCGGGACAGATCATCGAGAAGGTCGGAACGACGATCGTCACTGGGATTCGCGAGGCGCTTGAGGCCGCATCTCGGTACACCGAGGCCGATCACTTCGATATCGGCACGGTCGGGCTCACTGGGACGGCAAAGATTGAAGATCACAGTGGCTTCAAGTGCTGGAGCAATCTGTCGAACATCTATCGTTCGCGGGCCGCATGGGTGTTCAGCGCGAGCGGTGTGCAGAACTGGGGCACTCAGGAAGGCCGCTCCGCACTCGTGACCCTCGGGATCCGTCAGGAGGATTACCGATATGGCCGCGGCATCGGAACTGGAAGCGGATTGGGTGGTGTCAAGGGAGCGGCGCAGCCGTGGAATCCAGCGTCGGTCTATGCACCGGGCAATGGCGGAGGCGGAGGCCCGGGCGATGGAATCGGCGAAGAGGGGGGTGGCGGTGTTCCCGAACAGTTGCTGAGCGCGAGCAATGCGCTT